TGCAAATGATGATGCCTATGTTGAAGAATGCTGGGACACAGCAAAGGATTTGGTTGCAAATTATATTGCATCTACCAAGGTTCCTGTTGGTGTGTTGAAGCGTTGCTATCTTGAAGTAGGTTCAGAATTATTCCATCGTCGGAACGCACCAATGGGAGTGGCTCAATATGCAACTTATGATGCAGCGCCTATTAATACGGCAAGAGACCCTCTCGTTGGTGTGTATCCTCTACTTAACAGATACATGGTGAGATTCGGATGAATTTAGCAGAAGTTAGAACTGAACTTGAGAGTGCTATCATTCTTGGTGGTATCTCAAAGGTTTACAAGTATGTACCAGAAAGACCAAATCCACTCTGTGCGATTATGGAACCTGATACTGAGTTCATTACTGTATATGAAAACCAATACGATGCAGATTATGCAACTAATTGGAAAGTACTTATATTAGTACCATATGCAACTAATGAAACAGAAACAGAAAATCTTGATGACACACTTGACACTCTCATACCTGCAATTTGGGAATATACATCAGCAAATAAACTAACCGTAGATAAGCCGTTTATCCAAGAGGTAAATGGTGCTAGGTTTTTAGCAACAAATATAAACATTTCAATTGATATTGAAGGAGGAAACTAACATGGCTCGTATTAAAGGAAAGTCAGTAGTTTTTGAAATCAATGGTACAGAATATGCAGGCGGAGTAAGCAATGTAACTTTCTCTTCTGCAGTAAACACCCTTGGTTTTGGAAATTATGAAGACTCACTTGATTTTACTTGCGCTGTAACTGGATTCCAGGACACAGCAGCAGCATCACTACACTCATTCCTTTGGGATAACCCAGGCGTGACTGTAAACATTTCTTTTGCACCACATGGAAACGCAACACCAACTGCAGCACAACCATGGTTCACAGCCACAGGTTATGCAGAGACTGTTCCAGATCTTGGTGGAACTGCAGGAGAATTCTTTGTATATGATTTGAACTTCATTCTTGATGGCAAGCCAACAAGAGTAGAATCATTCTAATTAGGTAGTCATGGCAGAGGCACAAATAACAATCACAGGAATTAATGAGGTAAAAAATACTCTTAATAAACTTGCTGATGACCTAGAGTCAAACATAGAACTTAATAAAGAACTAAGTATGACTTTAGCACAAAAAGCCTCTGCTATGGCACCAAGATTAACTGGTGCTTTGGCTTCATCTGTTAAGGGTAATCCTTCAACAGAAAAAGCACAAATAATGGCTGGAAGTCAAGCAGTAGTTTATGCAGGTGTTCAAGAATATGGCTGGCCTGAGAAAAATATTCAGGCTCAACCTTATTTAAGACCAGCAGTGTATAACAACCTTGGTTACATCATTGAGAAATACAATGACAGTATTCAGGAAAGAATAAAGAAATACAACTTAGACTAATTGGAGGCAGTAAATGGACAACTTTGATTTAATGAATACCCTGAAGTGGAAAGAACTTGCAGAGGTTGAAGAATATCTTGATTTACCTATGGATGAATGGACAGAAGCAAAATCCAAATCCAAACTAGCATTTGCAATGCAATATATGATGGCAAAGCGAAACAACCCAGGGCTTACAATAGGAGAAGCAGAAGAAATGTCAATCCAACAATTGACTGAACTTGCTGGGGTGGAATTCACAGTCCCAAAAGAAGTGAATCCAGCCTAAGCATAATGGGCGAATTCTGTGCAGAAACAGGATTCACACCAGAGCAGTTTTGGGACATGACGCTGGAAGAATACGGTGCAATTGTAACGGCACTTAACAGGAGGAAGAAGAATGGCTAATCAGATAACAATTGATATTGTTGCGGAGACCAAAAAACTTACTTCTGGAATAAATGATGCAAATACACAGATTGACGGTATGTCTTCTAAACTTAAAGGGGCTGCTGCTGCTGCAGGTTTGGCAGCATCTGCTTTTGTAGCAAAACAAGGCTTAACATTTTTAAAACAGGGTATTGATGAGGCTAAAGAAGCCCAAGAAGTAATGAGAGCAGCCACCACAACATTTGGTGAAGGTTCTGCTGCTCTTGCAAAGATTACTGCTGATGCTGAAAAGTTTGGCAAAGCCATAGCAGTTGATAATGATGAAATTATTAAACTTGCTACACAGTTAGGCTCTCGTTTACCTGCGGATTCAAAGGCTTTATCTGCTGAATTAATTAACACTGCCAAAGATATTGAAGCATATACTGCTGGAGCGGTATCTGCAGAAGCGGTATCAAGTAAACTTGCTAAAGCATTTACTGATGGAGAATTAAGTGCAAAAGAATTAACAAAGATATTCCCTGATTTGTCAGATGCAACATATGCTCAAGCAGAAGCATTATCAAAGGCTGGAAAGAATCAAGAAGCGCTTGATTTGCTTATTGCTGCAGCACAAAAGAAATATGGAGATGCTGCAGAAAAGAATGTTACATCTACACAAAAATTTGATAAAGCACTTGCAGACCTTAAAGAATCAATAGGTGCAAGGGTTTTACCATTTGTTCAAAAGTTTATTGATGGATTAACATTTCTTATTGAAAAGTTTTCATCATTGCCAGGTCCAGTTCAAAATATTATCATAGGACTTACAGCATTTGTAGGAATTGCTGGAGTAACACTTACATTTTTAGCAAGTATGAAAACATCATTAGTCACGCTTGGATTAGTATCTAACACTACAACTGGAGCAATTGGTGGCACAACAGTAGCAACTAACCTATTAAGAGTTGCTCTTGCAGGTCTTGGCATTGGCTTAGTTATTGCAGCAATTGTTCTTCTTGTCCAGAACTGGGACAAGGTTACAGCAGCAGTAGATAAACTTTGGGAAATGATTAAAGATGTAGTTCCAAAAGCCTGGAAAAAGGTTATGGAATTTAAAGATAAAGTTGTTGGCTTTGTTGGAGATATTATTGAAGCATACCTATCAATTCCAGGAAAAATGTTTGATGTTGGTAAAAATATTGTTATGGGGCTTTGGAACGGTATGCAAAACATGGTTGGCTGGTTAAGAGATAAAGTAACAGGATTCTTTAAGAATCTTATTCCTGATTGGGCTGAAAAGGCCTTGGGAATATCTTCGCCATCTAAAGTATTTGCTGGTATTGGAAGTAATATAGTTAAAGGATTAGCAAGTACATTTAATGTTGGTACCGTTGAAAAAGCAGTGACCTCTGTGCCAAAGATATCTTCATCTAACACAGTTTCTAAATCAAGTATGCCATTTGGCGGTAATCCAATTAACATTACAATCAACGCAGGTCTTGGCACTAATCCAGTACAACTGGGTCGTGAAGTATCAAAGGCAGTTAAACAATATGGTAAGGTAAGTACCCAGGCTGCGTTTGGTGGAGGCACAAGGGCTGCGGTGGCTCTATAATGCAAGTTAATAACTTTGAAGTTTGGTTATATGCAGATCCGATTGATGCATTTAATGATACCATTCCACCTACTTTAGGTACAAATATAACTGAAGGTATTCTTAATGTAAATATTACAACTGGAAATGATATATTTGAAGGACCACAGCAACAAATAGATACAGGTTTATTTACAATAGTAACTCGCAATCCTGCAATGGACCCAAAAATTAATCCTAGTTTAAAATATAATGCAGCAATTAGATTTATAGATACAAACTCTGGAGAATTTTTCAGGGGCTATGTAACAGATGTCCAAGTAGAATATCAAAGAGACGATAACCCAATCATCACAATTACAGGTACAGATATCTTTGGTGCAATGCAAAGAGTTGTTGTAAGTAAAGATACTTATGATGCAATTGCTGCATTAAGCACAGGTCCAACTTGGAGTGGAATTGATTTTTATGATTTTACATATTACATGCAAGAATTTACTTCAAAATATTTTGGAGGAGGTTATGTATATCCTGGGGACCGTCCATCACCAAACAATGATTCATTTTGGTATGTAGGAAGTACAAATGGTTTTTATCAAGACTCTTATGGTAATGCAAATTATGCTCCAGCAAAATATATTCCACAGGCTGGAGAAACATATTTAGAAGTTTTAAATAAATATGCACAAACAAATTTAATGTCTTTTTCACAAGGACCTACTGGATATTTTGGTGCTCCAATAACTGATTTTAATGCTATTTATGTTTTACCCTTTCCAAAATACAATCCAAATTACTGGTCACCACAATCAGACCCATTAACAGTATATACAGATTATGATTTTAGTTCTGATGCTGCTGATGATAAGTCCTATCAATCAGTATTAATTGATAATGGATATAACAGAGTAATTAACCAAATAGATATATCTAACGAATCTAGATATATAGATTCTGGTGAATTAAAGTCAGAGAATTTAAACTTTACCCGTACATCTGATGAATCAATTGAAGATTATGCAATTTCAAAGGTAAGTGTTGATACAATTTATCCTTCTGATAATGCTGTTTCAGAAACACTTTGGGCAAACCGCTTTTCACAAAATATATTTCAAATGGTTGAATTCCCTGCACAAGAAATAAAACAAATAACATTTGATGCAATAAAAACACCTACCTATAAATGGCTAAATGAAATGATAAGAATTAAACATATAGTTAATAACACAGAAACAATTGACAATGTTTATGATATTGCTGGTATTGAACATAATATTACACCAGACCAGTGGACGACTACATTTGCGCTTAAGCCTTCAGCATGGCAATTTGTTTTCCAAAATCAAGGCTCATTGCCAACGCTTGAATTAAATGCTTTAACTGGAGATAGCAATTTTAATTTTACTGCAACAATAGTAGATACTGATCCAGATGAAATAACTGCAGTTCTTTGGGCATTAAGTGCAACAGATGAAAATGAAATACAAGCAATTTGGCCTTATGCATCAAATGGTAATTTTTATAAAGATAGCGTAGCAAGAGATGGATTAACTCAAACCTGGAATTTTGATGATGATGGAATTCTTGCACCTTATTCATTTGACCCTGATTCAACATATACAAATCCTCTTGACAATCGTTATGGTGGTTATGGTGCAGGAAATTGGTATGTTTATGCTTTTATATTTTTAAGCAATCGTTTTATAATTTGTCTTCAACAAGAATTGGTTGTTGGTACTCCAGTAGTAGAAGCAGATTTTGGCTGGGTACAAAATACGATAAATAATTTTGGACAAGTAAGTTTTACAGATACATCAGTTAATCATGAAACTGATGAACCAGATTCTTATCTTTGGGACTTTGGAGACGGAGAAACATCAACAGAAAGAAATCCAGTTCATGTTTATGACCCAGCACCAGATGAAACAGAATATGAAGTTAGTTTAACTGTTTATGCTTATGGTTCTGGTGGAACAAAAGTTTATGACACAAAAACAGAAACAATAACATTAACACAGCCAATCATGGTTCCTGATTTTACCTGGACACAAAACCAGCAAACAATTACTTTTACAAATACATCAACAAATGTTGGATTTGAAGAGCCAGATGCTTATTTCTGGGATTTTGGTGATGGAACAACATCAACACTTAAAAATCCAGTAAAAACTTATGGAGTATCAGAAGATGTTTCTACAGACTTTGATGTTACATTAACTATCCGAAATATCTGGGAAGAAACAGAATCAATAACACAAACAGTCACAGTTCTTGCAGTTAATAATAGTGGAACATTCGGTGTTCGTTATATTAAATTTAGAATTGATCCTTATCAAAAAGCAGGAACTGTTCCTAGTGGTGGAGATTTAGTGGTATTAACTCCTGTAATGAGTTTTTTAAAAGGAATTACATCTGGAACAGGTGCAAATTTAACTTATTTAAAACCAATTTATAATTTTAATGATAATTATATTCCAAGACTTACATGGAGAAGCACAGATGGTAACAGCCCACAACAAAGTCTTGGATGGCAATATTTTTTAACAAGAGATCCATCAATAACTCCAACAACTTCTTATGGATTAGGTGCTGGTTCACAAAATAATTTGCCTGGAGTTTCTTATGCAAATGTTCGTTGGGAATTAGTTGTTGACCTTGGAACAGAAATTTATACAATTAATGACATAATTTTAAGATTTGAAGACTTTTTTCAAAATGGTGGAGTTTATAATGGAATTCGCACAGAAAGTTTTTATCCAAAAATATCTATAGATGTTGGAAATATTATTACAACCTATACACCAAATCCATCAGGAACTTATGGAACACCAACATTGGGTGGTAACTGGATAAATGTTGGTTATATTAAACTTGATGGTGGAAGAATGGATTCAACACAACCTGCTGGAGTAAGAACAAGTGCAGTTAAAGCAATGTTTAAGATGAGACCAATGCCTTTAAACATTCCTTATTTTACTTATACATTTAATGATAAAATAGTTTCTTTTACATCAGTAGAAACTGCAGATTCTTATCTTTGGACTTTTGGTGACGGAACAACTTCAACAACAAAAGACCCTGTAAAAACATATGCTGCTTATGGAACATATAATGTGACACTTGAAGTTACAAATGGTGGTGTTGTAACAAGAACAACTACAGAACCAGTAAAGGTTTTAACACCAGTGATATAGATTTTCTAGAACTGCCTCTAGAAAAGACAGAGCCCTTCCAATAACCGTCTAATTGAGGAAGGGCTTTGTTTATTAATCTTCTAGACTTGGTTGCACCTCTGGCAGTAGTTCTACCTCAACCGTCTTAGGCTCTTTCTTCTTAACTTTAGGACGCTTTGTTTCATAATCCCAATCTTTTACAGGAATTAACTTGCCTTCATAGTATACATTTTTAGCCATCTTTTCTCCTACTGTTTCTTTTAGCGAGTATTTCGTATATATCATCTACTCTTTTTTCTAGTCTTGTTACTTGGTCTTTCAAACTGGACCCTGAATTTGGGCGTAATTCGCTTAAGAACTTAGTAATCATCCATCTGGAGAAAGCGAAAAAGGCTCCAAGGATGGTGGCTGCGCCAGCAAAAAGGGCAGCAATAATTTCAGGATCAGTCAACATACATCCAGTATACAATTGATGTAGATTAACCTTGGAGGAAATCAATGGAAACCTTGAATTTACAGCCACCTACAATAGAGTGGAAAGTGTACAGAAATGACACATCGCCAATGACTCTTCTTTTATCGGATGCAGATGGAAGAGCAATTGATACAACAGATTGGGATTTTGACGGTAAAGTAAGAGAATACCCAACTGATGCAGCAGTAGTTACAACACTATCAATCGTTAAAAACGATAATGTGCTTACCATTGAACTTGATACAACAGACCTTCCATTACTAAGTTATTTTGATATCCAAGGAACAAATAGCGTAAATTCTAAGATTTCTACAGTTCTTAGAGGACAAATTATTGTAGAAGAGGATGTAACACGATGAGCATTGAAGTATTATCAACAGGCAATGTGGAGATTGTTTCTCCTCAGACAATTAAAGTTTTGGCAGCAGGTTTAGAAGTTGTTGCAGGACCACAAGGACCTACAGGACCAATTGGACCTACAGGTGCAACTGGTGCTACTGGTCCGCAAGGACCTACTGGTGCAACTGGTGCAACAGGAGCCACAGGCGCAACTGGACCTCAAGGACCAATTGGATTAACTGGAGCGCAAGGTCCTACTGGCGCAACTGGCGCAACTGGAGCGACAGGACCTCAAGGAGCAACTGGTCCTCAAGGAGAGCAAGGTTTACAAGGCCCACAAGGTGAGCAGGGAATCCAAGGTGAACAAGGAGAAACTGGCCCTCAAGGTATTCAGGGAATTCAAGGTCCACAAGGAGAAACAGGACCTCAAGGACCTCAAGGAATCCAAGGTGAGCAAGGAATTCAGGGACCACAAGGAGAACAAGGTCCACAAGGAATTCAGGGTGTTCCTGGTGAATCATCATCATTCTTTGATTACAAAGCAAAGACAAGTGCAACATCTGGAGATCCAGGAACCACATATTTGCTTTGGGATAATGCAACACAAATAGATGCAGATAATTTAAATGTAAGTCATATTGATAAAGACAATATTGATATAAATCTATTTCTTCATTTGTTAAATACTGGAGATTTTATAATTCTTCAGGACATTTCAGACTCTGCAAACTTCCAGAAGTGGGAAGTAAGTGGAGCAATTACAGAACAAACAGGATACGACATTATTCCTGTAACATTTGTTTCTTCTGGTGGAACAGGAACAACTAACTTTTCAAACAATCAAGAAATTATCTTTGTTAAAGTTCTTACAGGTGCCGTTGGTCCTCAAGGGCCTCAAGGTATCCAAGGTGAGACTGGACCGCAAGGACCGCAAGGAATTCAAGGTGAAACTGGTCCTCAAGGACCTCAAGGTGAGACTGGGCCTCAAGGTGCTCAAGGTCCACAAGGTGAACAAGGCATTCAAGGTCCTCAAGGTATTCAAGGTGAACAAGGACCTCAAGGTATTCAAGGCGAAACTGGTGCTATTGGACCTCAAGGGCCTCAAGGTGAAACAGGAGCCCAAGGACCGCAGGGAATTCAGGGTATCCAAGGAGAACAAGGAATCCAAGGAGAAACAGGAGCAACTGGAGCAACTGGCCCTACAGGTGCAACTGGACCTAGTGGTTCTCAGATAGTTAATACAACCAATATTCGTTTTACAGATTCAGGTGCATTAGCAGCACTTACAACAGGTACTGATAATACTGCTCTTGGTATAAATTCTTTAGCAGCAAATACATCTGGTACCAATAATACTGGTGTTGGTAATTACACATTACAATCAAATACTACTGGTACTTCAAATATGGCGATTGGTACATATGCATTAAATAAAAATACAACTGGCATAAATAACATGGCTATGGGTAATCAAACTGCTCAAAATGTTACAACAGGTCTTTTAAATACAGCAGTTGGTGGTGCAGCACTTATTTTCTCTACTGCAGGAGGAAATAATACTGCTATTGGTGGTGGTGCAAACAGAGGAGCATCATCTATTATTGCAACACTTGCAATTACAAATCCTGGTTCAGGATATACTGATGGTACTTATACAAATGTTACTTTAGTACCAGCAGTTGCAGGTTTAAATCAAACCAATGCATTAGCAACAGTTGAAATTTCTGGTGGAGTAGTAACATCAGTTACAATAACAACTGATGGTAATTGCCATGTTTTACAAACATACACAATTAATTCTGCTCAAGTTGGTGGAACTGGTTCAGGTTTTATAGGAACAGCAACAGCCTTAACAACTGGTGAATTCAATACAGCCGTAGGTTCACAGGCTGGTAGAAGCAATGTGACAGGCTCACGAAATGTATTTATTGGATATAACGCAGGTAGAAATGAAACAGGATCAGACAATCTTTATATATCTAATCATTTAACATCAACACCATTAATCAAAGGTAAATTTGACTCATCTGGTGGTAGTGCTGGAAATCTAACAATTAATGGTGATTTAATTATCAAGAGCAAGACTCCAGCCAATGCATCTGCAACTGGCACACAAGGAGAAATTGCTTGGGATGCTGATTATGTTTATATTTGCACTGCAACTAATACCTGGAAAAGAGTAGGCATAAGTACTTGGTAGAATGGCCTTTAAAAGCCTTCTAAGGGCCTTTAGAGCGACTTTCAGCAGTGTAGTGTAGGTATTTACCTAAAGAGCCTATAAAGCCCTTAAAACGGCTTCTTGACAATATACGAAACATTATGTTATACTTATAGAGTCAATCACATCCTAGTGAAAGATTATGGCCTCACAGTTAAGTTCTCTCTTTCTTTTCTGTGGGGCCAACCCCTTGACATCCATAATAATCATCTGCTATAATTGATATAGGTTGTGGGGGCTTTCACTGGAAGATATTCTTTTAGTAAGTTTCTCTCTCAAACTCTGTAGATAAAAATCTATGGGGGGAGGGGGGGCTTGCCTAAAAGATACACTCTACAAGAAAAAACAAAAAGAAAGAGGAAAAGATGCAAAGTAATAAAGATAAAGCAATTGCTTGGGCTATTCAAAGACCAAAAATTATATCTACATTTCATAAACATTGTAAAGTCCAAAAAGACGGTTGTATTATTTGGACAAAAAAGATTAATAAGAATGGTTATGGACAGATGAATGTTAATATTATTGGCAATTCAGGCAAAAGAACAATTACTCCTATGTATGTTCATCGTTTTGCATGGGCATTAAATCATGGAATGGCTGCATTACCTATTGGTATTGGTGGAACTACAAAAGGCGACAAAATGGTTTTAAATCATCTTTGTCATAACAGAAAATGTGTAAATATTAACCATCTTGAAGTAATTCTACAATCACAAAATAATAGTACTGCCAAAAGGAAGCCAAAAGATGGGTAAGCGAGGTAGGCCAAAACTAGAGATATCTGTTTGGGATAAAAAGTATTATTCCCTGGATCCTGAGCGGGATAAAAAAGCGGCATTTAAAACAAAAGAATCAAGGCTAACAAAAGCATATACAAATGTCTTTATCTTGGCTCATGAAAAAGAACCAAACAGAGCAGAGAACAGAATCATAGAAAGGGCTGTTGCTGATATAATTAATAGGATATGACAGCACACCCAAAATATGGGTACTCTAATTCACCGTTTTACTACCTGGGCAAATACAAAACCAGCCAAAGGCCCAGGGTATGTGAAAGATGTACCCAATCAGCCTATTACTACCATGATGACTGGGGTTGGTGTTGTGCAGCACATTTGCTAGACCTGGTAAATATAGGCGGTTTGGCATTCTCATGGGAGGATTATCCAGAGGTATGGGCAAGGACAGAGAGGCTACTCCAGAGGGAGCCAAGGACATATGGTATTGTGAACAGTGTGGATGTGGAGAGCGACAATGCTGCGGAATGGGAGTAATAATAGGATGGATACAATGTTGACTGATTATGAAGATTGGATTGTTGGTTGTTTAAGGTTTCTATGTGTAGACTGTGAGACAGACACATCTCCATTGGGATTAAGAGAATACTACATGGTTAATGATGAGGTCTGGGAACATTCAGGTATGGCTCCTGATGATGGAATGCTATGCCTACTATGCTTAGAAGCCAGAATCGGCAGGGACCTAGAAGCATCAGACTTCACCAATATACCTATGAATAAGCAATGGATAGAGTACTATGGGTAGCCCTTATGCCACTGCTGAATATAAGCGTAATAGAAAGATAGTCCTAGAGGCTAGTAACTGGACCTGCCATTATTGCGGGTATCCAGCAAATGAGGCTGATCACATAATACCTGTAAGTCTTGGCGGTACCAATGAAGTATCCAATTTATTACCATGCTGTAAGAAATGTAACAGTGGTAGAGGTAATGAGACATTGAAGCGATTAAGGTATTGGAATAGAAGATACTCATGATACCTGGTTTGATAGGCTATGCTGGTTTGGATACTCTTAAAAGAGCGGCCTTTCTAGGGCCTGTCCAAATAGTGAGACAAACCATCTCAAACCTTGATACGCCCATACGCCCATAGCACAGATATGAAGGTTTGTCAATAGGCCGCAAAATCGCAGGGAATAGAAAAGGATATCCATTATCCCTGGTAGGATATACAAACCTCCTATTGGGCATATGCGGATATGCGGATACAAAGGTTTGAGGTTTGAAGGTTTGAGATAAAAAGGTTTGTGGTTTTTTTTATTTTACGCTGGGAACCCTGATAGAGTATAATAAGAACCAGAAATATAAAATAGTAAAAGGAGTAATATGAGAACAGGTATCCACCAAGGCCCTAGAGGTCTAAGAGATGTATCAGCAATAAATGAACCACTAAACCTAGATATGAGCCTAGCCGAATCTGTGAGATTATCCATATCCAAGGCTACATGGCTATCTGAGGAAGATTTAGGAGCAGCCAAACAAGCAGTCCTATTGGCAGAAACCATAGATGCCTTTCCTGAGAAACGCCATCAGAATGCACCAATCCTAATCGCCCTATTGGGAAATCTAGGTTTGCTCAATAACCGCAAGGCTACAGAAATGTCTCCAGCAGATATGTTGGCTGCTATTGCTAATGGCTAATTGGCTTCCTACTTACTTTACCGCTCCACTTTCGCCAGACTATCCTAGTGATGGCAATAAAGTAATTAATATATCCCAAACCTTATGGCGATTACCTGAGAAGAACGATGAAATCCTGGTATTAACTGACTGGCAAAAGGATTTAATAAATAGGGTATTAGAGCGATATCCAGATACCCATCCAGACCCTGCAAAGGCTGGTAGGCTGCGTTATAAGCAGGTAGTGATATCTATGCCTAGGAAGAACGGAAAGAGCCTCCTAGGGGCCTTATTTGCCCTTTACGGTATGCTTCTGCATGAGCCTGCACCTGAAGTTATCTCTGTGGCAGCATCTGCTGATCAGGCTAAAATCGTTTATAGAAGGCTAAAACACCAGGTAGATTCGTCTGAATTGCTTGCACATTTCTTTAGTAAATCCACAGAACACAGAGGACTTTGGACTAAAGATGGTACAGGTATGTATAAGGTTATAGGTGCAAATGTTGCAACTGCTCAAGGTCTGCATCCTTCCATGGTTATATTTGACGAGTTGCATGTTGCCAAAGAAGATGTTTGGACTGCTATGAGCCTTGGTTCTGCTACCCGCACAGATGGCATAACGATTGGAATCACAACCGCAGGTGATGACACATCAAATCTCCTCAAACATTTGTACGAAAGAGGAATGGCAGCCATTAATGGTCAGGAAGACTTGGAAAGATTTGGATTCTTCTGCTGGGAAGCACCAAAAGGCTGTGCCTTAGATGATGAAGACGCTGTGCGTATGGCAAACCCACAATTAGCAAGCGGAATCCTAAATTGGGAATCTGTTAAGAACGAACTAGCCACAATGCCTGAGCCAGACGCTAGAAGGTATCGTTTAAACCAGTTTGTCTCATCTATGAACGCTTGGATCCCTGTTGGAGCCTGGTCTCAATGCCCTGAAGGACGACCAAGCAACCCAGAAGTGTTTGCAATTGAGCGTACCTCTGGCTGGGAATATGTCAGTATTGTCACTGCCCAGATGCAAGAAGATGGAAAGATAGCCACAGAATTGGTGGCATCATTAAATAATACAGACATAGATAATGTCATTAAAGTCTGTGTAGACCTGGCAAAATACGGAAAGCCATTTATCATGGATGGAAATGTGTTAGATGATTTGGGTGCTGCCCTAAAGCAAAAGGGATTGCGTGTACAAATGACAAGTAATAAAGATTTAATATCTGCGTCAAACAACACTTATAGTAGAATTATCAAGAGGCAATTAATTCATCCTCGTGATGAGATAGTTACCCTACAAATGCAACGAGCAGTACGCAAAAATAGCGGAGAATCATGGAGAATTGCCCGCAAAGATAGTGGAACTGATATAGATGCAGCAGTAGCAACAGTATTAGCCATCTGGTTTGTGGAAACACAAATTAAACCGCAACAGATGGTACATTGAGGAGAACGCAATGGGATTTAGAGACAGATTAGTAAGCAGACTTGGTTATGAGTTAACGCCAGCATTTGTTCCTGACACTGAAAATCGTGGGATTGCAAATACAGCACCAGCAAGAGAAGCAATTGGAGTAACACCAACTACTGCACTTAGTCTCGTTGCTGTTTCAAGAGCAACTTCAGTTTTAGAAACTGCAATCATGCAGATACCTGTAAATGTTTACAGAGGCAACGAACAATTACCAACACCGCTTTGGTTAGATACACCAGATATTGAAAACCAAATTTCACAAGCAGAATGGCTTGGCACAACATTAATTCACATGGCTACATTTGGAAATGCTTATTGGTTAATAAAGCGTGGACAAAGAGGCATTGTAAATATTACAAACTTGCATCCAACAGATGTAAGCGTCTCAACAGATGAGACAGGAAAGATTTATTACTTGTATGGTTCAAAAAGATATTCATCAAGAGACATTAAGCATCTCAAATTGTGGCACAGCCCAAATGCAACAAGTCTACTTGGCGAGGGACCAATACAAAGACACAAATCAGTACTGCGTTCTGCACTAGACTTACACAATTATTCAGATAACTGGTTTAGAACAGCAGCAGTTCCAACAGGAACATTAACAACATCAGAATTTCTTTCTGCAGATGTAGCAAAACAAAATAAAGAAGCATTCATTGCATCTCAGCAAGAAAGAAGTATTGCAGTCCTTTCATCTGGACTTAAGTATGATTCAATTTCACTTAATCCAGAGCAAGCACAATTCCTAGAAAACCAAAAGTTTATTACACGACAAATCGCAATGATGTTTGGTGTACCAACACTTTACTTGGGTCTAGGCATTGAAGGACAAGGTATGACTTATGTCAACGGTAACGAAGACAGAGCAAAATTATATGAAGATGGTTTACAACAATATATTGTTCGTATCCAGCAAGCGATTACAGATCTTCTTCCACGAGGACAGTACGCAGAGTTTAATCTAACAGAGTTCCTTCGTCCAAATGTAAAGACAAGATATGAGTCATATGCAATTGGCTTAACAAATAATTTCTTGACAGTTCCAGAAGTCCGTGAGATGGAAGGAATGTCAGAAATAACTGAACAACCAGTCGCAGTTGATGTCCCAGATGACAATCAACCTGTGGCGTAAAATGGAGTAATGACTATGACAAATATGATTACCCGCTCATTTGAGATAAGAGCAACTGATGCTGAGAAGCGTGAAGTTTCTGGCATGGCTGTTCCTTATAATGACACAATTGACATTGGTGGTGGATGGTCTGAGCGTTTTGAAAAAGGCGCAGTAGATCTAAACGCAAATGTTAAATTATTCCGTGACCATGAAGACATCATTGGTGTCGTCACAGAAATGGAAGAATCTGATGAAGGCCTATTAATTAGAGCAAAGATTTCAGAAACAGTTTTGGGAAATGAGACACTTAACTTAGTTAAGGATGGAGCAATCCGCTCATTCTCAGTAGGATTCATCCCTGTAATAGATGAAAAGAAAGAAAAAACAATAATCCGTAAAAAGGTTGACCTTAAGGAAGTATCCTTAGTGGCATTTCCTGCTTACGATAAGGCTGAAGTACTTTCAGTCCGAGAAGAAACCAATCAGGAGGAAATATCCATGGAAAAAGAAACACCTGATTACACTTCAGCAATTGAAGAAGTTCGTAATCATGCAGAGGAGTTGGAGCGCCGTCTAGATGTTATCGCAACATCAGCAGCACCAACAACTCCAACATCCCAGTTCCGTTCATACGGTGCTTGGGTTAAGGGTGTAGCAGCAGGCAACGAAGATGCTCTTGCTCTACATCGTACATTCACAGGTGCAGATTCAGGCGATTCTATTATGAAGAACGCTTGGGTATCTGACACTGTTCGTATTCTTAACGCTGGTCGTCCAACATACTCAGTATTCTCAACAGGTGCACTACCTGCTGATGGTATGAATGTTGAATACCCAAAGGTAAATACAGATACTCTAGATGTAACTGAGCAGGCTGCTGAAGGCGACACACTCGCTTACGGTAAGTTGACTCTTACATCTGCAACTGCTCCAATCAAGACATACGGTGGTTACACTGACATGTCTCGCCAGGTTGTAGAGCGCTCAAGCATCAATTATGTTGACACTGCATTCCGTGCAATGGTCGCTAAGTATGCTGCAACAACAAACGCTGCTGTTCGTGCAAAGTTGATTTCCGAAGCAGCAAACTTTAACTCTTCAGCACTTGGTGCTTGGACCGCAACAGAAATCATTGATTCTCTTGCAGAAGCAGCAACAAAGGTAAATGGAGACACTGGTCTTCCATTGGAATTCATCCTTGTATCATCTGATGTATTCCGTTTGATTGCAAAGACTGTTGATACATTGGATCGTCCAATCTTGTCAAATGCTGGCGCAACAAGCAACACCTATGGCTCAATCAACCCAGTAGGACTAACAGGAAATATCCTTGGTCTTCCAGTTGTTGTTGACCCATCACTTGCAGCACTTTCATTCTATGCAGGTAACTCTGCAGCACTCACAAATTACGAGTCTGCTGGTGCACCTTTCCGTCTAAATGACGAAGAGATCACTACACTAACAAATTCCTTCTCTGTTTACGGATACCTAGGTATCGCAGTTCCAGAGCCAAAGGCACTTTGCGTAATTTCTTAATAATTTAGAGGAGTAAGACTATGGACTGGACAGACTTAAAAGCATATGTAGGTGCATCTGCAAATGATGATGCCTATGTTGAAGAATGCTGGGACACAGCAAAGGATTTGGTTGCAAATTATATTGCATCTACCAAGGTTCCTGTTGGTGTGTTGAAGCGTTGCTATCTTGAAGTAGGTTCAGAA